AGCGGTGCTTGCCGTAAAGTCTGAAAAAGGGTTCAGAAAACACGAAGATTGAGTCATCACCTTGGAGTCGAAAGAAAAAAGTTTCGGCTTCGATGTTGACACCGTGTTCGGACAGAACAGTGAGAAGCATGATACCATTGACCCAAGAGTCTAGAAGTTGTGTCTCTTGAAAGCCAGAGGCTATGCCGTTTCGGGTCCACTGCATTAAGCGTCCGTCGGGAAGTAGAATTGGATAATGTTTCACGTTGTGCGTGAACCATCTCCAAAGGTTATCGATACGCTCAGGGTTAGTTGAGGCATCGGGGTAGAAGTTTGTTGGCTGGTAAGCGCCACTCATGTCGTAGAAGGAATACCAAATCTCGTGAACGTCATCAATAATAGCAAAAAGTGCTCGGCGGTCGAATTGGGACCAGTCGGCTGAAAGGATAGTTGAGTATTGTCCTCTCGTCTTGCGATTGATTAAGTTGCGGAGTCGTTTCCATCCACCACGCATGATCTCGTTGCCCCACATCATAGGTGAGTCTTCGGGATTGCGATTGAGAAGGTCGGCTTGCATAGGCCAAATGAACATGTTCTCCACGAATAGGAGAAGTTTTGGAACTCCAAAAACAGCTCGGATTTTGTCATCGTCGTCGGGACCGACTACGTGAGCGCGAGCATGTAAGTTGACCCAATAGTAGGGTCTGGGAGTGCCATCTGCTTCAAAGAACGCGGGATCTGCGTCTTTGATTTTGTGAACTAGATGTCGATTGACCCAAAATAGTTCGTCGAATAAATTCCTGAACGTGGCAGAACTGTTAGGGATCTGTCCTTCTTGGAATTTGCGAGCGAGGTAAGCTGCCCATTTCGGTGAGCCTTTGTATGGGGCTTCAGCGGACACGGGGAGGTGCCATGGGTAGTAACGGAGGTCTGGGTACGCAACGGGCTTGTACGGTTCCTTAGGTTTAAACGCTTTGGTCATAACCTTGAGGGCTCTTCGGTAGTGGTAATCTCGTTTGAGATTGACTTGCGGTTGTTCAGTCTTTTCGAAGTCTTCGATAAGTGCTGAGTCGTTGACAATTGAACGTCGTTGTTGTTTGACTTGTTCAACCACTTCGGGGGAGTAGTGTTTGTACATTGCCTTGAGAATGATGCGTCGTCGAAAAAGAGAGAGTACGTTGTCGAACTGTTCTTCTCGAGTGTTCAGTCTCCATTGAGGGGGGAGGGTGCGAATGAATCGTAGATTCGGAGCAGGCATGTTGGAAAATAGCTAAGTTTTCTGGAAGCTGTGAAAAATCAGAAAGTGAACTTTTCGTTGAACTTGGGG